GTATATCAGTCAATACTCTTAGCTGTCTTATTCTTGCTACTCCTATCAATAATGAGCCTCTTCTCACACAGCTCATCGGTAGAGTTGTTCGTAAACATGATAATAAACGCGACCCAGTAATCATTGATATACACCTAAAAGGTAAGACAGCCCAGAGACAAGCCTCAAACAGAATGGGGTATTACATGAAACAAGGTTATTCTATTAAACAGCTTTGAACATAGAAAAATACTTCTTGACAAATGCCTCAAATGAGAGTATAATATGTTATTCTACGATTGGAAAAAGATGTTTGAAGCGTCAGAAGGTAATCCTCTTACGCTTTTTGTCATCTTTAAAATGCTTGTAACTGGAGCGATACCGAAGAACAAATATGATAGTATTTATAAACATACTGGAAAGCATTTTAATGGCGAATCCTTTATTGTTCATCCAGATGTATTGCTTCACAATGCTTACAAGTACAGCTATCGTGAGATCGCCCAGTATCTCGCAGTAGCTTCCATGCGTCCGTACGCGGACTATGCAATCACTGGGGACACCACACTGGATCTACTTCAATGCGAAGTAGAAACAGAATTTTTTGAAGATAACAGTCTACTACGCATAGAAGATGGTAAAGTTCATTTTCTATACGAAGAAGTCAAACAGGAGAATATACACTAATGGCACTATCATTTAACAAAGCCGCTGGCGGCGCTAAAAAATCATCAATCACTTCATACGCATACCGAGACGGAGACAACGAAGTTCGCTTAGTTGGAGACGTACTAGCACGTTACGTTTACTGGCTCGAAGGCAAGAACGGTAAGAACATTCCTTTTGAGTGTTTGTCTTTTGACCGCAACGAAGAGCGATTCAACAACCTTGAGAAAGATTGGGTTCGTGAGTACTACCCCGATCTTAAGTGTGGCTGGAGCTACGCAATGCAGTGCATTGACAATGGCGAAGTCAAAATCATCAACCTCAAGAAGAAGTTGTTCGAAGCTATCTTGACTGCAGCAGAAGACCTTGGCGATCCTACTGACCCAGAAACAGGTTGGGACGTTAAGTTCAAGCGAGTAAAAACTGGTCCTCTTCCTTACAATGTAGAATACCAATTACAGGTCCTCAAGTGCAAGCAGCGTGCTCTCAGCGAGAGTGAGATGTCTGCGATTGCGGATCTCAAGTCTATGGATGATGTTATGCCTCGTCCTACTCCAGACGCCCAAAAAACTCTTCTCGACGAAATCCGTGAAGATGCAGCGGGCGATATTGATGAATCACTAGAAGATGAGTTCAACATCGGATGATTTTATTTACGGCAGACTGGCACATCAAGCTAGGTCAAAAGAATGTACCTCGTGAGTGGGCCATAAATCGCTATCACAAATTCTTCGAGCAAGTACACAGCCTCGAAAAACAGTGCAATATGCACATTATTGGTGGTGATTTATTCGACCGTCTGCCGAACATGGAAGAGTTGGAGCTATACTTTACATTCATTTCGAGTGTGAGTATTCCAACTCTCATCTATGACGGTAATCACGAAGCTACAAAGAAAAACAAAACCTTCTTTACACAACTAAAGAAAGTAAGCAAAGACATAAACCCTCTTGTAAAAGTAGTAGATTTTTCTTACTATGACAACGATTTTGGGTTTGGAGTACTGCCATATGCAGATCTTCATCGTAAAAATTCTATTGAACTGTTTGACCCAAAGAAACCTTTGTTCACTCATGTTCGGGGAGAGATACCTCCACACGTCAAGCCAGAGGTGGACTTAGACAGATTCGAGGACTTTCCAGTAGTCTTTTCCGGCGATCTTCACGCACACAGCAACACTCAACGCAACATTGTATACCCCGGCAGCCCTATGACAACTTCATTTCATAGAAATGAGGTACAAACCGGCTACATCTTAATAAATCCAAATAATTGGGAGTGGATGTGGGAGCCTTTTGAGCTACCACAGTTAATTCGTAAAACAGTATCAGACCCAAGCGAAATGATACCTACAGATTACCATCATACAATTTATGAGATTGAAGGAGATATACAAAAATTAGCAAATGTCAAGAACACTGAGCTTCTTGACAAAAAAGTAGTTAAACGCAGTAGCGAAGCTACTCTTGTCATAGACAAAGAAATGACTATTCAAGATGAATTAGTAGAATATCTTTCGTATATTTTAGAAATACCAGACGAAAGAATCCCACAAATAGTAGGTATATTTAATGATTACGCTACAAAAATTGAAATGGAGTAATTGTTTTAGCTATGGGGCTGACAACGAACTAGACCTCACTACAAATACTGTAACACAGGTTCTTGGTACTAACGGGATGGGGAAGTCTTCCATCCCGTTAATTATAGAAGAGGCGCTATACAACAAAAACTCAAAAGGCATTAAAAAAGCAGATATACCAAATAGATATGTAAACGCAGGATATCACATACATCTTCAATTTACAAAAGACGAGAAACGTTATGATGTTATTATTGATCGTAAGTCTAGTATTAAGCTTCGTCTTCTGGAAGATGGAGAAGATATTAGTTCTCATACAGCGACCAATACATACAAGACACTCCAGGATATTATTGGAATCGACTTTAAAACCTTCTCTCAGTTGGTATACCAAAACACGAATAGCAGTTTACAGTTTCTTACTGCGACAGATACGAATCGTAAGAAGTTTCTTATTGACCTTCTCCACTTAGAGCATTATGTAAAGTTATTTGAGATATTTAAGGAAGAGGCTAGAAAGAGTACGCTAACCCTTAATAGTATTGAAAGTAAAATAGCGACAATCGAAAAGTGGTTATCAAGTAACAAATTGAGTGATACATCCATACTGCCCACGTCTGAAATTTCTATTGACACATCAAAAGACGAGCAAGAACTCGCCACTCTTATGATGGAAATTAAAAATATTTCCGAAAAAAATAGAAAAATTTCTCAGAATAATACTTATAAAGATATGCTGTCTAAGATAAATATCGAAGAAGCAAAATCTTGTACTATATCTGGAGTAGAGTCGTATGATGATTTTCAAAGTGAATTAGGAACCTTAAGCGGGGTCGTAACGGGGTCAAAGAATATTTTGCACAAGCTAAGTAAACTTGGTGACCACTGCCCTACTTGTGAGCAATCTGTAGACAGTTCTTTCAAACAAGAATTAATTGATTCAGAAGCAAAGAAAGTTGCTGAAGCAAGGGAAAGACAAGATGAAATTAATGCAAGAATATCAGAAATTAAACGAAACAATGCAGAATTCCAGCGTGCGAAAAAAACTGAAAGTGACTGGCACGAGCTGTTTAGAAGCATCGACAACAGCTTACCGGCATCTCCAGTGGATCCTAACGAGCTCAAAGACAGGGCTAGTAGAATTCAAGAAAGAATATCGGATGCTAAAGAGCGGTTGGTACGACTCACACGAGAAAATGAAGCAATCACTAAACGAAACACCAGAATCCAAGTAATATTGGAACAAACCGAGGAGTTTGAACAGCAGCTTTTTGAGCAGCAAGAACTTCTTGATTTAGAAGGTGCAACTACGAGCCATCTTGAAGTACTGAAGAAAGCTTTTAGTACAAATGGGTTGCTCGCGTACAAGATAGAAAATCTAGTGAAAGAGCTTGAAGAGCTCACAAATCACTACCTAGCAGAATTGTCCGATGGTCGTTTTACTTTGGAGTTTGTAGTATCAAATGATAAGCTCAATGTTCAAATCACTGATAATGGTAATATTGTGGATATTCTTGCTCTCTCTAGTGGAGAACTGGCAAGAGTCAACACCGCCACTCTTATCGCCATACGAAAATTAATGAGTAGCATATCTAAGTCTCAGATAAATATTCTATTCTTAGATGAAGTTATAAACGTACTGGATGAAACTGGGCGAGAAAAATTAGTAGAGGTACTTTTGGGAGAAGACTTGAATACTTATGTCGTGAGCCATGGTTGGACTCATCCTCTACTCGACAAAGTCGAAGTAGTCAAGTCAGGAAATGTAAGCAGGTTAGAACATTGATGGGACACGTAAGACGTATGCAACACAATCGCAGAAAATTAATCTGGGAGATGATAAAAAGCAAGGAGGAAGAAAATGGACAATCCGGAGATGACAATGACCAAAGGGTTCATGATGTCAGAAAATTTGAAGGAGTACCTGAAGGGAAAGATTCGTTATCACGAAGCTAATGTAAAAATTTACTTTTCTAATCCTGTAGGTATAGGTGAACATCCTGATGTAATGGGAGCAATAGAAGAAGAGATAGAAAAAGTAGCAGAGTACAAAGAAAAACTACAAGTACTTCAAGAGATGCAAAGAGAGTTATGGTAGATAGTAGAGCAAAGGGGGCTCGTGGAGAATATTTAGTACGAGATTTGCTTCGAGAATCAACCGGGCTACAGTTTGAAAGAGTGCCGAGTTCAGGCGCTCTCGACTATCTCAAAGGAGACTTATATGTACCTCATGCAAAAAATCGTTTTTGCATTGAAGTAAAAAACTATGAAAGTTCTCCTCTTAGTGATAAAGTATTCACTGCTCCAAGAACAAACAATTTAATTAAATGGTGGAAGAAAGTAGTACAACAAGCAGAAGGCGGAAACCAGGAGCCTTTGTTGTTTTTCAAATACAATCGGTCAGCAGTGTTCGTTGTTACTGATATTCTTCCAGAATACACAGACCACTGGATGTATATTGAGTGGTTGGGCTGTTACATTTTACTAGCAGATGTATGGCTCAAAGAAGAAAAAGTGGAGTTTATAAATGGCGTTTAATCTGACTGATAAAATGGTCAATGATGACGCAAATTCTACTCTAATCGTAGATGCTCTCAACCTTGCTTTTCGTTGGAAGCATCAAGGAAGAACAGACTTTCGATATGATTATCAAAGTACAGTAAAAAGTTTGGCAAAATCGTATGATTGTAAAAATACTATCATTACCGCAGATTGGGGTTCCTCTACTTATCGTAAAGCAATCTCGCCCGACTATAAGCAAAATCGAAAAGACAAGTTCGCTGAGCAATCAGAAGAAGAAAGACTTGCCTTTGAAGAGTTTTTCGAAGAGTTCGAAGCAAGCCTCGAAGTCCTTTCGGAAGATTTTCCAGTTCTACGTTACAAAGGCGTAGAGGCTGATGATATTGCAGCACACTTAGTAAAACATCGAAGTAAGTATGATTTAGAGTATATTTGGCTCATCTCGAGTGACCGTGACTGGGATCTGCTCATTCAAGAAAATGTAGGTAGATTCTCTTATGTTACTCGAAGAGAGGTAAGACTAGACAATTGGCGTGAACACTATGACATTCCTCCCGAGATGTATATCTCGATGAAATGTCTCACAGGTGATAAAGGCGACAATGTTGCGGGTATTCCAGGTATAGGCCCAAAGCGTGCCACCCAGCTCATCGAGCAATATGGCAGTGCTTGGGATATTTACGAAGCCCTACCTATTGATAGTAGATACAAATACATTCAAGAATTGAATGCAAATGGCGAACAATTACTCGTGAATTACGAGTTAATGGATTTAATGACCTTTTGTGATGATGCGATAGGTCAGGGCAATATTGTTGATATTGAGCGAGTAATAAATGGATATAGAAATTGATTTTCGAAGAGATAGGTATTTATCTGAATTTAGTATTAAAACGTTACAAGATAGATATTTAGTAGGAGGCGAAGGGTCTCCGCAACAAGCATTTGCACGCGCTGCAGAAGCGTTTGCAGACAATGAAGCACACGCACAGCGCTTGTATGACTACGCAAGTAAGCTGTGGTTTATGTTTAGCACACCCATACTGTCAAATGGAGGTACAAAACGTGGTCTACCTATTAGCTGTTTTCTTAACTATGTTGATGATAGCAGAACTGGTATTACGGGACATTATACCGAAAACGCTTTTTTATCCTCTGTTGGTGGTGGAGTGGGCGGTTATTGGGGCGATGTTCGGTCTGTCGGTTCACGAACTTCGAACGGATCCGAGTCTACAGGCGTTATTCCTTTCTTAAAAGTAGTAGATGCAGAAATGCTTGCATTCTCTCAAGGTGTTACACGTCGAGGAAGCTATGCGGCATATCTGCCGATGAATCATCCTGAAATAGAGGAATTTTTAGATGTTAGAAAGCCTACTGGCGGAGATATTAATCGCAAGTCTACTAATCTACATCATGGGGTTGTTATTAGTGACGAGTTTATGGAGCTTATCGAAAGTGCAACTAAGTATGAAGGATTTGATGATAGCTGGGATCTTATTGATCCTCATAGCAATCATGTCATAAAAACTGTATCAGCTAAAACTCTTTGGGTAAAACTCATTCAGAATCGTGTTGAAACTGGAGAACCTTACATTATGTTCGGGGACACAGTTCAAGAAGGATTGCCAGACTGTCAAAAAGATCTCGGATTAGAGGTACACCAGTCAAATTTGTGTAGTGAAATTACACTACCAACAAACGAAGAGCGTACTGCTGTATGTTGTTTGTCAAGTGTAAACTTGGAAGAGTATGACTCTTGGAGTAATGATCCTAACTTCATTCCTGATCTAGTACGAATGTTAGACAATGTGATTACATACTTTATTGCTCATGCTCCAAATGAACTTGAAAAAGCGCGATATAGCGCAGAAAGGGAGAGAAGCATTGGCTTGGGGGCGATGGGGTTTCATGCCTATTTACAACGGCACAACATTCCGTTTGAATCGGCAATGGCGAAAGGACGTAACATGGCTATGTTCTGGCACATTAAATCTGCTGCGGAAACTGCGAGCAGGAATATTGCACTGGAGCGGGGAGAGGCGCCTGATGCACAAGGCACGGGTATGCGTAATTGTCACTTACTGGCTGTTGCTCCAAATGCTTCATCTAGTATTATCTGTGGTAACACTAGTCCTAGTATCGAGCCTTACCGTGCTAACGCATATACACAGAAAACTAAAAGCGGAACCTCTTTACAAAAGAACGAATATCTCGAAGATATACTCCGAGATTTAGGTATGGATACTCCTGAAATATGGAAGAGTATTGTTACTAACGGAGGCTCAGTACAACATCTAGACTTTTTAGATGGTTGGACAAAAGATGTGTTCAAAACCGCTGTAGAAATAGATCAACGATGGGTAATTGATATGGCAGCCGATCGACAAAAGCATATTTGCCAAAGTCAGTCTCTTAATGTCTTTTTCCCTGCGGATGTATCAAAGCAGGAGCTTCACGCTATACATATGCAAGCGTGGAAGCAAAAAGTCAAAACATTGTACTACTTACGAAGCGAAGCATACAAGCGAGCAGAAAAAGTATCCGATGAAGCGCTACGTCAACGTATCTTTGAGTCTATGGACGAAGGTGCTTGTCTAGCTTGTGAGGGTTGAAGTGAACGTAACAATTTATGGATCAGACGGATGCGGTTTTTGCGAGAAAGCCGTTGACCTTGCAGAAGAGTTGTGCTTAGATTATACTTATGTTAATGCTAATGACGCAATGATTGAATTTAGTAGATTATTTCCCGGCGCTAAAACTGTTCCTCAAATCTTAGTAGATGAGGAGTGGGTCGGAGGATATAGCGACTTCGAAGAAGTCATGGAGTATATTTAATGAATCTTCTCACAGAAAGAGAATATTACAAACCGTTCAACTACCCTTGGGCATTTGAACACTATAAGACACAACAGCATATGCATTGGTTACCCGACGAGGTTAACCTTGCAGATGACTTGCGTGACTATCGGGAGAAACTGACACCTGGAAACAAAAAGCTGATTAATCAAATTTTTCGGTTTTTTACGCAGGCAGACGTAGACGTATGTTGCGGCTACGCAAAACACTATCTACCCACATTCAAGCAACCAGAAGTGCGTATGATGCTTTCTGCTTTTGCTGCAATGGAAGCAGTGCACCAAGAAGCGTACTCATTACTGCTCGAAACTCTTGGCTTTGGCGATGATGAGTATCAAAAGTTCATGGAGCATAAAGCAATGATGGATAAGCATGAGCACTTGTCTAACTTTGGCATGGACACGCCCATGAACATCGCAAAGACTATGGCAATCTACAGCGGCTTCACCGAAGGCGTACAGTTGTTTAGTTCTTTTGCTATTCTACTTAACTTTCCTCGTCACAACTTGATGAAGGGTATGGGGCAAATAGTTACGTGGTCTATTCGGGATGAAACTTTACACGTAGAGGGTATGTCTCAATTATTCCGTACTTTTATTGCGGAAAATCCAGAGTTATGGAATGATGAGTTGAAGTATGAAATTTATTGTGCAGCGGAGCGCACAGTAGAACTAGAAGATGCTTTTATTGATCTTTGTTTTGAAGGTGCAAATGTACCTGACTTAACACCGGAAGAGGTCAAAGAGTATATTCGGTATATTGCTGACCGAAGACTACTTGGTCTTGGTATGAAGAAGATTTTTGGCAGCGAAGAGAATCCTCTACCGTGGCTTGACTATATGTTGAACGCAGTAGAGCACACTAACTTTTTCGAAAATCGAGCCACTGAGTATGCAAAAGCTAGCACAACAGGTAATTGGCAAGATATCTTTAAATAGGAGTTATAATTATGCAAATAATTAATGAAAACGATGTTCCTACTGTTGTACTTGGCGGAGAACATCACGAAATTGAAAAAATGAACCCAACAGCACGATATTATGTAGATCAAGTACACGATTTAAACGTGCAACTAAACCAACTAAAAAGTAAGTCTCATCAAATCGAAGTAGCACGCTCTGGTTTTGTAGGATTGTTAAAAGCAGAACTAGAAATGCAAAATGAAATTATGAAAGGCGATGAAAAGCCTGAAGATGGGGTGTCCGAGAGTGTCGAAGAATAATGGAGTAGAAATTCCATTACTCCCTGAAGATGAGTGGGAGAATGAAGGAGGTTACATGGGGTATAAAGAACCACCAAAAGAAACTGCAATAGATTATAGTAATTTATCGGAAACAGCAATTTCTTATCTTTCTCAAATTCAAGACTTGCAAGAACAATTAGAGCAAGAGAATTTGAAAGTACAAAGACTTGAAATGGCTATACGAGGTTTTAGTATGGCATTGCAAGAAGAGTTAGAAGGGGCTGAATAGCCCCTTTTTTACGATATATCATCAACGTCTGAAGTTAACGTGTCAGTGCCCGCTGTATTTGAAAGAGTTGATTCTGTAAAAGTGTTCGGAGTTGTAGAGGTAAACGTTCCAGCTCGAGAAGTGCCTGTAAAATTCGCCGCAGTATTTGTGGTGTTACTCCAAGTGCCTGGAGTAGCGGTAGAAAGCGTAATATTTGAGTTTACTCCAAGAGTTGTAGAGGATCTGCTAAGTTCAGGATCAAAAGAAAGAAGTATCATATTATTAGTAGTACCAGAAGCAACAGAATTTCCACTAAGTCTTGCTAAAGCAATTATTCTTCCTTCACTCGTTTTTGCAAAAGAAACTCCATGAATTCCTCCGCCGGAAGTATTGCTGGGAGTCGCTAAGTGCCCTCTAAATCTATAAGTAGTGCCGCTTATAGGTAAGCCTGCAAACATTAGTCTTTCTCCCGCAGTGGCTATGTCTGATCCGTAGTAATTTAACGGAGCGTAGTAAAAAGTGTCATCTTTAACTATTCTTCCGCCTCCTTGGTAGCTATCTAGTCGTGCATACTGATCAGGATTATTACGAGTTGTCACATGAAGAATTTTAGTTTGATTTGTATTTGTTACTGCGTTTGTTGTTACGGAGAATATTCCATAGGCATAGTCAGTTGCTCCGCTTAACTGACTGGAAAAAGGCTGATGCACACATACCACATTACTTCCATCAAGAAGAATTGTAGGATTGGTGCCTCCAATATCTGCTTTCTGAGCATCATTCATATACCGTGCAAAATATGCGTTTCCGCTAGATGCATGAAGAGCTCCTATACCATTATAAGTATAGGGAGTTGCTCCCCCATCATTTTCGACATTTGAACGCAGAGGAAAGTATACATAACTATTGCTTGCTTCTAATCCAAGATATGCACCAAGCTCGTTACCTCCTGGATATCCTACAGCTTTAAGCCACTGAATTGTTCCACTCGAATTAGTTTTAAAAATAGTAGTATAAAAATATTGAGTTCCACCACTAATTTGGGTATCGAAAGTTCTCCAACTAAAATAAACGCCGTTTCCATCTGGACTTACCGCTACATGTATATTAGGATAGTTAACACTTTGAGAGGGATAATATTTTTTTGCAAACTGTAATGCTCCGGAAGTGTTATACTTAACTAAAATAGGTCTGTTGTCAAGGACGCCGCCATCCACAAACCATCCACCCACATAAATATTATCACTACCGTCAATTACAATGGAGCGAAACTGCGTTTCAGTTGTGCTCGTTTCTGTAGACTCTAATGTTTTTGTCCAAAGAAGAGTTCCATATTTATTTATCTTGGAAATATATCCAATTGTGTCTATAGAAGTATCATTTATATAGCCTACCGTATAAATATTATCATTGCTGTCAACTGCAACATCATAAGGATAAAGAGTTGTTAGATCTGAAATATAATACTGCCCAAACCACTCGTTAGAGAAACCAAGAGTAACAAGAGAGGTTTTAGCCGAAGTGTGTACTCCATCAGATGCTTTAAATCTTAAATTAAAGCTTCCTGCATAAGAGGTATTCGTAGATGGAGTAATCGTAAAAGTACCTCCATTATTTGTAATTGTTGCTTGATTTTGACTTGAAGGACTTGTGTCATGACTATATGTAATGTCGAAGCCTTCGGGGTCTGTAGCTGCTACTGTTACGGTTGTTGCTGTTCCATCCGTAGCAAGATTGTAAGTTTCTGCAGGCTCTGTCGTAAATTCAGGAAGCTCATTATTTCCAGAAGAAATACGATCCCACTCAGCACCGTCGTAAATATAGAGTGCATTTGTATCTTGAGCATACGCAAGATCACCTTCTGTAGGAGATCCGGGAAATGATGCAAAGTTTGCATAAGACGTTACACCGCCCCCTCCACCCCCACCAGAATCAGTTACAAACTCAAGAGCGGTAGCGCCTGAGTTTACTTTTACTGTTTTTCCCCCCGCACTTGAAAAATTAGCAGGAGTGTCAGCTAATCCTACAAAAGTAGTATTAGCTGCGGCTGTGCTCCACACACCTAAAGTTGAATTATAGGTATATGTAACACCATTTACTGTTACTGTAGCACCATTCGAGGGGCTATCTGGAAAATTATATGCCATTTTTTGTCTCCTTTTTTAAACTAAAATTGCATCTACTAAACGAGTGAACATATCGTAATTTATAAAATCCTGTTTTATTGTGTGTCCAGGTATTATTTGTAAACTTATACATGAGTGTTTATACTGCTACCCACTGAGCTGAGGATCCATCATTATAGTAAAGATATAGTTTAAGATTCGTACTATCAAACCAAAAATCTCCTGCACTTGGAGAAGAAGGTGCAGTATCAGAAGAAGTTACAGAGGCTCCTCCAGCGCTCCCACCACCCCCAGATGGATTTGTTTGTACCCATTGAGAAGAACTTCCATCACTATAATAAACATATAATTTAAGGTTTGTACTATCAAACCAGAGATCCCCATTACTTGGTGAAGAAGGTGCGGTATCAGAAGAAGTTACGGAAGCACCACCACCTGCTGTAGTCGACGGTCCTGTCCATGCACCTATAGTTGAATTATAGGTGTATGTAGCTCCTCCGAAAGTATGAGTATCACCGTCTGACGGACTATTTGGAAAATTTGTTGCCATTTTTACTCCTTAATGTGATGCAAAGCCAGTAGGAACAGTATAGTTAAAGTTAGAAGTCCCAAGTAAAATGCTTGCTGTTAGATTACCGCCCTGTGTAGACCCGGACATTAAACCGAAAGTGAAAGCTCCTGTTCCACCTACGGATTTTCCAGTTGCACTCGTAGGATCTAACCCCCAAGTACCGTTTTTACCTATCCAAACCTCACGAGTAGTAGTATCGTAGGCTACCATAAGTACATCTCCCGCACCGAAAGCACCAATACCGCCAGTAGCAGTATTTCCTGGGAACCAATTTCCATTCGTTGAATATACTATTTGTAGGTCAGTATCACCATACCCTGGATCTGTATTTGATTCAGGTACCATTCCAAGTAGTACGCTCGCTGCACTTGTAATATCAATCTCAAAGTAGAATTTTCCTGTACGTAAATTTGCCGATTGAGCTCCTCCACCACTACTGTTAAGTACACTCACGCTCCACACAATACTGTTTGTAAGATTTGTGCTAATTCCGGGCTCCGACGAAGAGAACGTAATATCTTCTGAGAAACTTAAATCAAAATTTACTAAACGAGTCGTATAGCCTATTCCATCTGTTGCGCTAAGTCTTGCCGTAAAGCTTCCTGCATTGCTTGTAGTTGTAGTAGGGGTAAAAGTATATACACCTGTTGACTGATTAATTGTAGTTGCAGAAGCAAGTTGACTTGGAAGAGTATTTCCAGCAGTTTTATAGGCAATACCATAAGTAATATCAAAACCTTCTGGATCTTGAGCAGTCATTGTTACTGTACTTGTTGTGCCATCAGTATTAAGACTCTGAATAGTTGTGGGAGGCTCTGTAAGAATTACTGGAGGCTCTGTTCCTGAGATTGTAGAAGCACTCGACTCCCACGCTCCCGTAGTTGAGTTATAGGTAAACCCTGCGTGAGTATCACCGTTGGAAGGACTGTTTGGAAAATCTGTTGCCATTTTTTACTTCCTCTTAAACTGCGTCTGCTAAACGAGTAAACATAACATAACTATAGTCTGTTGAGCTACCACTAGCAATTAAACTATTACCTGAGGTAACGCTGCTTGTATAAAAACCTGTTTTAATATCTGCTGTATTAGTAACATTTATGTGGGTGGCTACGCTTGCTGTTTTAACATATCCAGTATCTCCTACAGTCTGTAATGCTAGTCCTGTAAAAGTTTGTAAAGTGCCTGAAGAATATAAAGCTCCACCTATTCCAATATTTAAATTATCAGAAGTAGTTAAATTTACACGAGCAAAAAATTCTACTCTCCAATACCCGGTTACAGGAAAAGTAAAATATCCTCCGCTAACTGTCATAGGACTTCCTAGAGTTGTTTGAAAAGTAGAATTAGCGGCAGTATTTGTCCAAGTTGTAATTGGACTAGTATCTGATGTTACATTACTTGAAAGTCTCCAAGTATCTTGATGCGTAATTCCTCCCGCTGGTCCAGCAGGTCCGGTAGCGCCTGGAGTAGTTGCTTGTACCCACTGACTTGAGTTTGCATCTGTATAGTAAATATACAATTTATTTGATGTAGAGTTCCACCAAAGTTGCCCAGCTACGGGACTGCTTGGTGCAGCATCAGAAACTGTTATAGTTGAGCCGCCCGCAGCACCTGTAGCACCCGTAGGCCCAGTTTTTCCTACAACTTCTACCCACTGACTTGAGTCAGCATCAGTATAGTATACGAACAAACCGCCTGCATCTGTGTTGTACCAGAGATCCCCCGCACTTGGTGAAGAGGGCGCAGAATCAGAAGTTGTTACAGAAGCTCCGCCTCCGCCTCCAGACTGTGCCACCCAGTCATAGTCTGTACCATTCCAACTTAAAACTTCGCCACTAGATGCAGTGCTTGTATTTAAGTGTGTATCAACACTTGAATCTGTATAGGTGCCAGAAGCTCCTGCTACTGCGGCTGTTACAAACTCAGTTGTTGCTATTTGAGTAGTATTTGTTCCACTAGTCGCTGTTGGAGCAATTGGTATACCTGTAAATGAAGGGCTTGCTAAAGGAGCTTTTGTAGTTACATCTGAGTTATTCGCTAATTGTATCCAGTTTCCTGCATGTGCAAAGTATGCTGCACCAGTACTATGAACATGAGCAAACATACCATGATAAGTTGTTGCGCTTGGAAGATCTCCGGTATTTGCAAACATATTCGCAAAGTATGCTTTTCCTGTGGTAATAAAATCATTACTACCTATATCTGCATCTGCCCCTGTAGTCAAAGCATCAGTAATACCATATCCCGCTATAGTAGTTGGTCGTCCTGTTAGAGAACTAAATGCACCATCAAAAGCATCAGTGATACCATATCCCGCTATAGTAGTTGGTTTACCTGTGAGAGAACTGAATGCACCATCAAAAGCATCAGTAATACCATACCCTGCTATAGTAGTTGGCTTGCCCGTTAGAGAGCTAAATGCACCATCAAAACCCTGCGCAGGAGTAAATGTAAATACTCCTGTAGTGTTATTATAGCTCAAAGAACCAACTCCTGAAGCAGTAGCAGTACTAACGCTAAAATCTGTTAAACTTGATTTTGCTCCAGCAGCACTTTGAACAAACGCAGTAGTTGCTATTTGAGTTGTATTTGTTCCTGTAGCGGCAGTGGGAGCAGTAGGAGTTCCTGTTAAGCTAGCACTTGCTAAAGGTGCTTTTGTTGCAATACTATTTGTAATAGTGGTTGAAAAGTTTGCGTCATCTCCAAGTGCTGCTGCTAATTCATTTAAAGTATCTAAAGCGCCTGGAGCACTATCTATAACATTAGATACTGCTGTTTCTACAAATGCAGTAGTTGCTATTTGAGTTGTATTTGTTCCTGTAGGCGCAGTAGGAGCTGTAGGAGTTCCGGTAAATCCAGGGCTTTGTAAAGGAGCTGCATCAGTAATACCATAGCCCGCTAAAGTGGTTGGAGTTCCACTTAAAGAACTAAACGCACCATTAAAAGCATCAGTAATACCATATCCTGATATAGTAGTTGGCTTGAAGGTTAAAGAACTAAAAGCACCATCAAAAGCATCTGTGATACCATAGCCTGCTAAAGTAGTTGGCTTACCTGTTAAAGAGCTAAACGCACCATCAAAAGTTGATCCATCAGTAATACCATATCCTGCTAAAGTAGTTGGAGTTCCCGTTAAAGAACTAAAAGCACCATCAAAAGAATCTGTAATACCATATCCTGCTAAAGTAGTTGGAGTTCCTGTTAAAGAACTAAACGCACCGTCAAAAGAATCGGTAATACCATATCCTCCAAGAGTAGTTGGAGTATTTGTTAAAGAACTAAACGCACCGTCAAAAGCATCAGTAATACCATACCCTGCTATAGTAGTTGGTGTGCTCGTCAGAGAGCTAAATACACCATCAAAAGCATCTGTAATACCGTATCCTGCTATAGTAGTTGGTGTGGTTACTAAGTCTGAAAAAGATAGGGGGTAAATTAAGTAGTTAAGAGAATTCCATGGAGTAGTTCCATCTCCTATCTTTACTTTGCTTGTGTTTGTTTCGTAGCCTAGCTCTCCTTCGGTTAAAATTGTATTTGCTGTTGTCCAGTTAGAGGAGGTATCTCTTCTTAGTTGTATTCTTGCTACTGCCATTATGCACTTCCTCCATTAAGAAATATATTAATTGAACTTGCTGCAGTGGTGGCGGTGCCTCCATCAACTGCAAAAGTAACTCCTCCACCGCTGCCAATATCCAATGTATTTACAAAAACTCCAGCAGTAGAATCATAAACTAAACCTTGTCCGTTTTGTAAATTAGTTATACTTACATTAGATAACTCTCCAACGTCTGTAGCATTTATTTTATTTTTAACAAAAGCAGTGCTTGCTATTTGTTGAGTATTTGTACTTGTGCTTGCCGTAGGCGCTGATGGAGTTCCTGTTAATATTGGAGAGTTTAAAGGAGCTTTTGTAGCTAAACTATTTGTAACAGTTGTTGAAAAATTTTCATCGTCTCCGAGAGCATCTGCAAGTTCGCTTAATGTATCTAAAGCAGAAGGAGCTGCGCCTACTAAATCATCTAATCTACTATTTACATAAGTTGTTGTGGCAAAGCTAGATAAATCTGCAGGACGAAAAGTAAATGTTGCTGTAGATTTATTGTAAACTAAACTTCCTCCTGATGAAGCAGAAGCTGTAGTCACTGATACATCTTCTGAATTTAATTTAAGTTTGTTTAAAAAGTACGTATCTAGTCCAGTTGTAAAAACAAAAATAGAGCTACTACTTGTAGCTATACCTATTTTTACATTATCTACTTGATTAACTTGAGAAAAAGTTCCATTTGGATTTAAATATACAATTTGATCATCAATAAGAGGAGTGTTTATTCCAGTAACAGGGCCATGTACTGCAACTTTAATTGTTTGATTTAATCCTTTATTTTCTGTTGCTACACCAATAAAAGAGTTTAAATCCCCGGAAGACGTAACAGGCTCTATTGTTCCTGTTCCATTTAAAAATACAGGATCATTTGCAGAAATTGTATCTCCTGCAGTAAATTCTACTATAAAGGGTATATTTGAAGAAACATTTGCAAGTCTTTGGTCTAACGCTGTTCCTATTAAAAGTTCTGAAAGAACATTGTCTTCTTCCCCTAGTGCACTGTTTGCAGGAAGAACTACTCCTCCTAAATCTGTTGCACTTACTTCAGCTTCTCCGATAAAAATTGTATTTTGTGCAAATCTACCTTCTTCAAAAAATCCTGTTTTAAAAGGTCTATCAGGGCTTCCTACTGTAGAAGTTCTTATATCTGTAGGAAGTATTTGTTCTGCATACAGCTTATTTACAGAAGAAGTTGCAGCTGCATCTCCAGCTATAGGGCCTTCTCCGATATCTACTGTATTTTTTCCGCTAGGAAGAATTTTACCCTTTATATTTAAATTCTGTATTTCTCTTCCAGCAGCTCCTAAATCAACAGTACTACTTGAGTACCGAGGCAGTATATCCCCTCTAAGTGTTATATCATTTATTGGATAAGTAGTTGTACCTAAATTTGAAGTACCCGTCGGATTTCCGACTATAGAACCTTCGAAGTAAATATTATTTACATAATAAGGATTTGAGCCTATATTTGATCCATCTTCTCTTGGAATTAATCCGCCAGTGCCAAAATTAACTTGATTCCAGTATCTGGTGCTTGTTCCTAATGATCTAATATTAGCAGAGCTTGGTTGAAAATTAACTTGTCCAAACTCTATTTCATTTCTTATTTTATTTAGAACAAAAGCAGTAGTTGCTATATTAGTAGACGAATCACTAGTAGGAGGAGTTGGAGCTGCCGGAGTTCCTGTAAAATGAGGATTAAATAAGGGAGCTTTTGTATGTATACCACTGCTTCCAAAAACAGGTGTTGTAAGAATATCTATAGCCTGCACTAAAGTACAGTTAGTAGGATAATTAGAAGACAGATTTCCTACAGCATTATTACTAGTCATTCCTGTTCGAGAACGAAGAGTATTTAACCCCTCTGAAACAGTATCAAACTCTAGTATATTATTAAGATTTACTCCAGCTTCCAGAACATCTATTCTATCGTCAAGGTACGCATATGTTCTATGTGCTTCAAATTCTAAATCAAGAAGACCTTGTTTTAAATTTATAAAATTACTATCCATTTCATGAATAGTAAGTAACTCATTAATTGCTTTAGAAGCAACCGAAGGTATAGGAGCTTCTCCAAAAGTATATTCTTGAGTTTTGTCACGAGTAATTAAATCTACTCGCCTTGCTATATTACTTTGCCAAGCATGATCGGTATTATAAAACCAGTGAAAATTTCCAAGAACAAATCTTTGATTTGAAGATGCGGCAGGAAAATTTACAATAAGCTCCCATATTCCTTTAGAAGAATTGTACGTCCAGGAGTGACCATTACTAGTCACTACCTGGCCGTTAAAAGGAGTAGAGGGGAATGCAATAGGCATAGTTAAAAATTACTTAGTTACTTGCGTCTTGAAGTTGAATAGACCAAGTAATTTGTAGAGTATCTGTTACTGCCTTGTTAATTGCAGCAAAAGTAGTTCTACAAAGCATAGTTTGTGTAATAGGACCTTGAGTAAAGCCATGAGCATTAGCAGAAACTTTTTGACCTGCACTAGTCAAAACTCTATTATTTTCCAAGTGGTTTTCAGAGTTAGCAACAGGCTGGCCTTCTTTCAAAGGAATTT